GGTTCGACTGTTAATCGTGCGCAGAAAAACTTCTTAGAAATGACAGAAGCGTTACATCAACGCCCTATTATTGCCCAACTTGAAAAATTAGGCATGACTGCTGAAGAAGTCAACAAAGCAATGTATGTTGCCAGTATTGGCCAACCCGGTTATAATGCAAATGATCCATTAATGCGCCAACGTCAAGTAGATGCAACTGAACGGTTGATTGAATCTATAGACGAAAATGCTCGTATAACTGGTATTGGTAGAAAAGAACAGTTAGAAAAACTACAGCAACAAAAAACTGAAGGACATTACATAGCTGCACAGCAAACTATGACCGATGCTCAAAAAGCCGCTCTGCATGGTGTTGAACCGATAATCAACTCACTTGGGCCGGCAATGCAAACTGTATTTAAACAGATGGTAACATCTGGTGCTATCACTAATGCAGCAGGTACTAAAGCAGCAGCAACCTTAGGAATCACTGGCGGTCAAAAAGAAATAATGGAAGCCGCCCTTGCAGTAAGAAATGCAAAAACTGCAGAAGATACCGAAAAAGCAAAAGCACTAGTAGATGCCGCAGTTGCTGCACAAACTAAACAAATGTCTTCTAAACCTGCTGCTGATTTAGCAAAAATGGATTTAGATAAAGGTGGTGCCCAAACTGACGCATTTAAAGAATATGAATCAAGTTATTTTCAAAAAATCCAAGCAAAGATGGCAGAGGCTAAAACTGCAGGTGAAAATATTGACGAAATGGAAGCATTACGGAGAATTCGAGAAGAAGTCCATAATGAAAAAGGCGGCAAAGATGAAAAAGGACAACCGTTTACTGATCCAGCAATTAAATTAGCTACAACTATTAATGAAATCGATCGAGATTTAAAAGGAGCAGCTGGCGGATTAAGTAAAGTATTTGGTGATTTAGCTAGAGAAGGCGGAAAAGCAGTTGAAGCATTGAATAAAAATGGTGAGTTAGACAATGCATTGCGAAATAGATCACAAAAAGGGTGGGAACAATTTGGTAAATCGTTTGAAGATGCAGTAAAAGAGCAAGTAGACAACATACTTGATAAATTAACTCCTGACGAATTAGCTAGACGTCAAAAACTTGGCAAGAAAATGACAACCGAGTTAGACGATGCAGAAAAAGCTTCTAAAGATGTAATTCCGACAAAAACTGAAGAACCAGAAGGGACCTTTGCCGGCGGAACACCTAATTTTGAAAAATTTCTTAACGGCAACGGGTTATTTGGAGATATGTTTGACCAATTTGATCCTAACGGCACACCAGTCGAATTGCATGGAAAAGAATTAGTTGCTAATGAAGAACAAATGAAACGATTCGTTGAAAAAATGTTCCCAAATGAGTTATTTAAAAAACTATCAGCTAATGTTACACCAACAGGAACAACACCAAAGTTTGGTTCATTAAATATGCCATTGCCTACAAACTTTGGTAATGATATTGCTAATCAATTAAAACCAACACAGTTTGCATCAATGTCAAGCGGTAATCCGGAAGATATTCGTCAAATATTTGATCATGTTAATGAGCAAATGAAAAACGTTACCTCTAGATTAGGTGAAGTTGCTGATAAACTTAAAAATATTTCATTTATACCAGCTACTGAACAATTTAGCGAACAGTTAATGAACATATTTAAAAATATGGACAAGCATGTTACCGGAAACATAACAAATTCACGTAGTAATGCAGCTAATGCCGATAATGCAAAAACTGAAAAAGAAAAAGCTGATGCAAGAGCGAAAAAAGATCAAGAAGAAAGAGATGCATATAACAAACCTACTGTTGAATTTGCTACTAAGGCTGTAACACCTAAACCTGCAGAAACTACACCTGCAGAAACTGCAACCGTTAAAACAGCTGCACCTGCAAATACAGATCCCGAAGCCGGATTAAAAGATCCTCGCGATGAGTTTACTAATGCAGAGATGAAAGAGTTAGAAACTGGTATACAATCATCCGAAACACTTAAAAGAAAAGTTCGTGAAGGTGATAATAAATTTTATATTGACAAAATTGCTGAAATGAGAGGAAGAACTGACGAAGATGCAGTTCATGATCTACCGATCTTTGAAGCACAGTATGCAGCGTTTAAGCCAAAATATGATGCAGAAACTGCTGCAGCCGCAAAACAACGTGAATTATCATTAGCTGCAGAGAAAAAACAAAGACAACAAGAAGAAACTGCATCTATTAAGTCAAAAGATGAAAACACAGTAACATACGATCCAATAAACGGAGTAAAAACTACAACTGCACCTCCTCTTACACCTGAAGAAGAAAATGAACGCTTATACGGTCGAGCAAAAATTAAAACTTCTAAAGATAACCCTGAAAACCACGATAAGTATTTCCAAGGCTGGGATGATACTATACGAGAAGAAAAAAATAGAAGTAGAGAGATTGATCACCCGGCACCTAACTATAGTTTAACAGAACCATATGATCAAGACAAAATTGAACCAGCATTATCTGACGGATTTACTTCATTAAGTGATTCTTTAAACGAAACAGTGTCTACAAATATAGTTAAACCAGAAGATAACCCTGATCGATTAGCATCTGCAATGGAAACACTTAAATCACCTGATTATTCTGCAGCATTTACAAGTTTAGACAATAAATTAGTTGCACCTGGTATGAACGAGGAGTCACAAAAACAAGCAACCGAAGAAGCGCGTCAAAAAGCTATGAATGATAAGATGATGGCTGATCTTGAATCACGTCCGCCACCTCCTATTGCTGAAATTCCGCATACAGAAGCACCACCTCCGACAGTAACACCTGAAACTCACGGTCAAGGTTTATGGGACAAGTTCACTGGTATGTTTGAAAGCGATAATCGCCCACTTGCATCAAGAGGAAATGTAAGATATGAAGCTGTACAGCAAGAAACTCCGGAAGAAAATGCAGCAAAACTTGCCGCTGCAAATACACCAGAAGAAATTGCAAAAAGAAAAGCAGATCCAAACGATCCAGCAAATATATATAGAGAACATGTAAAAAATTCAGGAATGTATAAACATGATGACCTCTGGAAATCGATAGTCGGAGAAGATAAAGCTAAAAAACCAGCTGCACCTGCAGGAGACACTCATTCTACAGCTGCGCCGCACCATATTGGCGGATTAGAAACATGGCAAGAGTTTAATAAGCGTAAAGATGCAGAAGATGTTAAGAATGCACATGCTCAAATTAAAGATGTAACAAAAAATCAAGTAGCTCCGTCAACACATGAGCTAGCTAATCAAGCTGCACCTGCTCCTAAACCAGCAGAACCGATAGCACCGCCGATGCAAAAAGCTGAATCACCTACTACTGCTACATCGCATACTGTAAGTCTAAAAGAAATATACGATGCCGTAATACAGTTAAATAAGACTATGTCGCAAATGGCTTCACATACTGAATCGATCAGTTCATCTAGCCATAAACAAAACAAACTCACTGCACTTGGATCTAATAGAAACTATTAAGTACAGGATAAGGATTAAACAAATGATTATAATAAGATTTATACAAATACAGGAAAAAACATATGGCATGGCGTAAACATTTTACTGAAATTGCTGATTTAGGCAACGTACCGTTAGGACCGACTGGTGGGTTAACGTCAAAAGCTGGTCCTGCAAGAACAAATTACTCTAGTTACCTGCCAGATGTATATACAGGAAGTCCTAATCGTGTTGATCGGTATCAACAATACGAAGTTATGGATAGCGATCCTGAAATAAACGCAGCATTAGACATTTTAGCTGAATTTTGCACACAAAAACTAAAAGATGGTAAAAGTCCGTTTACTGTTAGGTGGAATAGTAAAGGAACTAACTCAGAAATACGAATTTTAGGAGAATATTTGCAACAATGGAATAAATTGCAGCAATTTGATACTAAAATCTTCCGTATTGTACGTAACGTGTTCAAATATGGCGATGCTTTCTTTATCAGAGACCCCGAAAATCAAAAATGGAACTGGATTGACCCTAGTAAAATTATAACTGTAATTGTAAACGAAAGCGAAGGTAAGAAACCAGTACAATATATCATTAAAGATCTTGCTCCAAATTTTGAAAATCTTATTGCAACAAGAATTACACCTAATATTAATCCTAGACAAGCAGGTGGCGGTATGCCAACTGGAGCAGGATACATGGGGTCACCCGGTACTCAACGAGGTGCAAGTGGTCCATATCCTAGCACAAGCACAGGATCTAGATTCGGTTTAGGTGAAACAGAACATGCAATTGATGCTGAACATGTTATTCATTTGTCACTTTCTGAAGGATTAGACAACAATTTTCCGTTTGGTAACAGCTTATTAGAAAATATTTTTAAAGTTTACAAGCAAAAAGAGCTTTTAGAAGATGCTATTTTAATTTATCGTATACAAAGAGCTCCAGAAAGACGGGTATTTCATATTGACGTAGGTAATATGCCGAGCCATTTAGCTATGGCATTTGTAGAAAGAGTTAAAAATGAGATACATCAACGTAGAATTCCAAGCCAAAGTGGCGGCGGACAAAACGTAATCGATAGCGCATACAATCCTTTAAGTATAAATGAAGACTATTTCTTTCCGCAAACTGCAGAAGGACGTGGTTCTAAAGTCGAAACATTACCGGGTGGTACTAATTTAGGCGAGATTGATGACTTAAAATTCTTTACAAACAAATTATTTCGAGGTTTACGTATTCCAAGTAGCTACTTACCAACCGGTGCAGACGATAGTCAAGCAAGTTTCAATGACGGTCGTGTAGGTACTGCATACATCCAAGAGCTAAGATTTAACAAATACTGCGAAAGATTACAAAGTTTAATTACAGAAGTGTTTACAAATGAATTTAAAATGTATATGTACGGACGTGGAGTTAATATCGATGCTAACTTATTTGAATTAGCGTTCAATCCTCCAATGAACTTTGCTAGTGCTCGTCAAGCGGGTCTTGATTCAGAAAGAATCAATACGTTTAATACCATTCAAGCAGTTCCATTTATGAGTAAACGATTCGCATTAAAAAGATTTCTAGGATTAACTGAAGACGAATTAGCAGAAAATGAACGCTTATGGGGTGAAGAACAAGGTAAAGGACAGCCTACTCATACAGATGCTGCGGGTGAAATGCGAGGGGCAGGACTATCTGCAGCAGGAATGGAAGGTGACATGAATGCCGCAACTAACTTAGCAGCACCTCCGGGTATAGGTGGACCAGATATGGGAATGGGCGGTATGCCTGCCCCAGGAATGCCTGCGGCTCCAATGCCAGGCGCCGCGCCTCCAATGTGATAAATAGATATATGATACTTAGAGAACTTTTTTATATTGACCCAAACTCCAATCACGTCGCTAGCGATATGAGGTATAACCCTGAAAACGATAAATCGTTAATGCATCGTTCTGATACACGAAAAACACGTTTAACACTTAAACAAATTAACGAATTACGTAAAAGCAGTGAAGCACATATTTTAGAACAAGAAGTTGAGTTAAATTTTATTCATACAATGTACTCAACACCTCCGCCTACCGGCTTGTAATTTAAAAAATGTCAAAAACCACCGCTTTGGCGCTATTTTTATACTCTTTTTTATAAGTAGTGTAAATATAAGACAGCCTTGTAGAAAATAATATCACAGGAGATAAACATGACTGACCGTACCAAATTTGAAGCCATGCTTGAGGCCTTGATCAACGAAGATCATGAAGCAGCAAAAGATATTTTTCACAATATCGTAGTAGGTAAATCACGTGAGATTTACGAAAAATTATTAGCAGAAGAATTTGAAGAAGATGATGATTCTGAAGATGATTCTGAAGATGATTCATTTGATAATGAAGCTGACGACGAAGAAGGCGAAGACGACTTCGGTGGGTTCGGCGATGAAGAAGAAGGCGAAGACGACTTCGGTGACGAAGAAGGCGACGATGAATTCGGTGATGATGAATTCGGTGACGAAGAAGATGGTGATTTAGAAGATCGCGTTCTTGATTTAGAAGATGCATTAGATGAATTGAAATCAGAATTTGAACAATTATTAGCTGGTGAAGAAGAAGAACCAGAACACGACGACATGTTTGGTGGAAACGAATTTGACGACGAAGACATGGATGACATGGGCGACATGGGCGAAGAAGAAAACGAATTCCAAAGCATGTTTGAATATGTAAACAAAGTTGCATTACCAAAACACGGTGACAACGGCATTAACAACAAAAGTCTTTTTAACAAACCAAAATATAACGATATGGGCGGCGTAGCTCCTAAATTCGGTGGTGAAGCAGTTGGCGAAGGCACAGGAAAAGGTTTATTGAAACCTACAACAACTAAACAAGATGCTGGAAATGTAAACGTTCCTGGCAACCAAAAAGCTCCTAAGTTACAAAAAGTAGCTGCAGGCCATGGTAGTGAAAGAAAAGGCACTGGAGAAAAAGCTGCAAACACAAGAAGCTTGATCCCAGGAAGAAAGTAATTTATGTTACATCTCCGAGAAAACCTTAGCTTCAACGAAGCGCAAATGATCGTTGAATCTGACGACAAGGAAGGAAAAAATCTGTATATGAGCGGTATTTGTATACAAGGTGGTATCCGTAACGCAAATCAACGTGTGTATCCTGTGAGTGAGATTAGCAAGGCTGTTAAGACCCTTAACGATCAGATTCAAAACGGTTATTCAGTACTCGGAGAAGTAGATCACCCAGATGATCTAAAAATAAATTTAGACCGAGTTTCACATATGATAACTAACATGTGGATGGAAGGACCGAATGGGTATGGTAAACTTAAAATTTTACCTACCCCAATGGGACAACTTATTAAAACTATGTTAGAAAGCGGAGTGAAACTAGGTGTTAGTTCACGCGGATCCGGTAACGTTAGCGATAGCGGTAACGGTGAAGTATCAGATTTTGAGATTATCACAGTAGATATGGTAGCTCAACCAAGTGCACCTGGAGCATATCCTACACCGATTTATGAACACCTTATGAACACTAAAGGTGGCCTTAAGTCATTTCGCATAGCGGAAGAAGTAAGGGGTGATCCAAAGGCGCAAAAATACCTCAAAGAGAGCTTATTAAATATAATAAGCAAACTCCAATAGAAAGGAGAATCACATGTTGGATGCATTAAAAACATTATTTGAAAACAATGTGGTTTCGGAAGAGATCAAAGAGTCGATTGAGCAAGCATGGGAAAAACGTATCGTTGAAAACCGTGAACAAGTTGCTCACCAACTACGCGAAGAATTTGCTCAAAAATACGAGCATGATAAGAACACAATGGTTGAAGCAGTTGATCGTATGATCTCTGAACAACTATCTAGTGAACTTAATGAATTCGTTGCTGATCGCAAGCAACTAGCAGAAATGAAAGTTAAATTTGCTAGAAAAATGACCGAAAGTGCAAAAACTGTTAACAAATTCGTTACACGTCAGTTAGCACAAGAAGTTAAAGAGTTGCATGAAGATCAAATGTCAATGGCTAATAAATTTGGTACATTGGAACATTTCGTAGTAGAAGCTCTAGCTCAAGAAATTACAGAATTTTATAAAGACAAACAGGATTTAGCCGAATCAAAAGTTCGTCTAATTCGTGAAGGTCGTCAAGAAATCAAACGAGTAAAACAACAATTTGTACAACGTGCAGCTACAATGGTTGAAAGTGTTGTAGGTCAAACCTTACACTCTGAAATTACTTCATTAAAAGAAGACATTGAATCAGCTCGTCGCACTGACTTTGGTCGTAAGTTATTCGAAGCATTTGCTGCTGAATACCAAACAAGTTACTTGAATGATAAATCGGAAACTGCAAAATTGCTCAAAGTCATAGACATGAAAGATTTGGCCATCAATGAAGCTGCAAACGCAGTTGTCAAAGCTGAAAAAATATTAGAAAGCAAACAATCAGAAATCCGTGCGTTGAAAGAAGCGCAAGAAAGAAAAGACGTCATGGGCGAATTGTTAGCTCCGTTAAATGCAGAGCAACGTGAAATCATGAGCGAATTGATGACGAGTGTAAAAACTTCAAAGCTTAATGAAAGTTTTGAAAAATATTTACCAGCAGTAATTTCTGGTAAAACACCACAAAAAAGACAAGCTCTTGTAGAAGCTAAAGAAATAACAGGAAATAAGATTTCCAACACCACCCGTAGCAGCGAAGATGAATCGAATATCATCGATATCCGCCGCCTCGCTGGACTATAAGATTTTAGGAGAAATTTAAATGTCAGAACTACTTAATGGCCGTTGGGCAGAAACCAAACAAGCACTTTTAGAAGGCTTGCAAGGTACAAAAAAATCAGTAATGGGCGTAACACTTGAAAATACTCGTAAGTATTTGATGGAAAGTCCAACAGCTGGTGCTACATCTGCCGGCAACATTGCAACTTTAAACCGCGTGATTTTACCAGTAATCCGTCGTGTTATGCCAACCGTTATTGCTAACGAATTAGTTGGCGTACAACCAATGACTGGTCCTGTTGGTCAAATCCACACATTGCGTGTTCGTTATGCAGACACTAGCACAGGTGCTGGTGTATTGGCAGGCGAAGAAGCATTAAGCCCATTCAAAATTGCAGAATCATATTCAGGTAATGAAAACTCAAGTTCAGCTAAAGCAACTTCAACAGCAACGTTAGAAGGACAAGCAGGCAAAAAAATGAGCATTCAAATCTTGAAACAAACAGTTGAAGCTAAAACACGTAAGTTG